AGCGGCCTAGGGTTTCGTCGCTCCCGTTTGTAGGGCCGATTCAGAAGTCCGGGACGGCCCCTGTGGGAGCGATTTCAATTTCGAGCTGTCTTACGTCTTTGGGTTTAGTATTTGGGGGATTCACGCCATACGTGTTTGGGGTGTTTGTTTTGTTTGATGGTTTTGTTGCGGTAGTTTTTTAGGACTCGGGTTATGTTTTGTAGCACAGTTTTGTGTGGGTTATTCCAGTTCATTGTCTTCAACATCCTTCCCGACTGCTAGTAGTATTTCGAATCCGTGTGGCGCATAGTCCATTGGTTGTATTTGTACTCGCCAGCAGGCGCAGTGTTCGATTGCGGTGTCGGATCGGAGGTAAAAGGCGTTTCCTACGAGGTATCGGTAGAGTTGTTCACGGGTGGGTGGGTATCCCCATTGGAAGTGTTCGTATGCTTTGAGGATGTCGTCTATTGATTCGTTTATGTAGTCGAGTTCTTCTTTGTCGAAGTACGCTTCCACAATTTCGACGGGTGTTTCTTGTTCGCTGTCGGTTGTGAAGTAGGCGATGGGTTCTTCGTCTTCGAAGCCGTATGCGTCGTCGTCTTGGTTGTAGGGTTCGGTCATGTCACGAATATGGGTCGGTTGCCGGATTCGGGCACTATTATGGTGTGTTCTGCTTGTGCGCTCTGCGTGTCGGTGTGTATTCCCCACTCGGAGCCCTCCACGGGGTGCCCGTTGATCGAACTGAGACTTAAGATCGGTTCTATAGCAATCACTTGACCTGCGCTTAGGTGGCCTTCGGTGGCCTCTGGTGGGTAGTTGGAAATAAACGGTTCGGTGTGCAATGCGTCTCCAGTTCCATGCCCCCCGTAGTTTCGGATGATCTGGTAGCCGTAACGACTAGCTATGCGTTGGCATGTGTCTGCGATGTCGTACAAAGATACCCCATCTTGCGCCGCGTGGATCATCGCCGTGCGGGCAAGAATCGTGGCCTGCTGAAGGGCGTAATTGGTGTCAGAAGCGCTACCTGCGAACGTAGTTAACCCTGTGTCAACCCAAAGCCCTTCCTTCGTGATACTCACATCAACGTTTACAGTGTCGCCCTCCTCGAAAGGGGTGTCGTCAGGAACCCCATGGGCTACACAACTATTCACTGACACGCATATAGGTGCAGGGAACCCTGCCGCCAACGGAGGAGCAGCCTCAACGCCAGCCCGAACAAACATTTCCTCAGCGGCCTCAGACAAAACAGTGCCAGAAGCGCCCGGAACGACCAGATCGAGACAAGAATTCAAAACCCCACGGGCAACATCCCCCAAAGCCTGCAACTTCTCGACATCAGAAACGTTAGAAACAATCATCAAGCAACCCTAACTTCCCAAGGGAAATCGTAGCCCTCATACACCAAAGCGAACAAAAGCGGAACACTCATCACAGGATCAGAATAGATCCACCCCCGGATAGCGCCCTCATCGTCACAAGAGCAACCAATATCAGCAGCCAGCTCGGCAACCGTCTCAGGAAGCCTCTTCATCGCCCATAACCTTAACAGCATCCCAAACTTCGTCAGAAAGCCTGAAAGACAACTCCAAAAGAAGGATCTCCAAATCAACCCCATGCTCAGGGTGACAGAACGTACGCCTACCAGAACTGGAATCAACAAAATACCAGCCCGCCATCTCATCCTCAGGGCGCGACATGAAAATGAAGCCACCATCACAAAAAGGCCAATCACTCACGTTCATAACCACCAACCTTACCATGCAGCCCGTACGCAACCAACCGTACAAAAACCGAAACGAATACAAGAACAACAAACAACTTAAAGATCATCACCAACACTCCTAACCGGAGTAAACTCAGGCCCCTCCCAAATAACGTCACCATCAACATCAACAAGCCTAACCCAAGGGATATGGTCAAACGACTCCTGCACCCACACCGAATCCACAATACGCCCCAAAATCTCCGCCCCCGGTCGAACCTCAGACACAAGCGCCACCGGCCAACCATCAACCATAACGCAACCCAACCCCAACAACACCCAACGACACAACGACCACACCCACCCACAAACAAACAACAACACTTCCCTAAAAGCGAACATGCCCAGAAATATAACACACAAATCTCCGTAACACTCCACCTCACAGGGAGGGGAAGCAAAGAACTTTTACGCCGTGTCACCACAACCACGTTTAGTCGGGTCGGGATCAAGCAAAGAAAGAGAAAGAAGGCGTGTGCGGCGGTGCGTTGCGAAATCACGGGGGAAAGGGGGGCGGGTTGTTGGGGGGTGCGGCGACATAAATCGCGCATTGAGCCTGTATTCTGTAGTATTTGGGAATCCGGGCCGTGGTTTGTATGCTTGTGGGCTGATGTCCGTAGGTGTGACACCTCTGTCTTGTATAAGATGATCTAGGTGTAGCCTGTACTTACAAACCTTGGCTAATCAACTAAGCTAGACGTATGGAAAAGATAGCCAGTTATTTCGTAGAGGGTCGCCCTCATCCGCAAGGATCGAAAACTGCGGTTAATCGTGGGGGTCGGATCTTCCTGATCGAGGGTAAGGGCAAGGGCACCCAGCTCTGGAAAGATTGGCGTAAGACTCTAGCTGAGCAGACACAGCAGTACATGAAAGAGAACGGCATAGAAGGTGAATATGATTCAATCTTTCGTGTTGAACTCAAGTTCCATATCAAGCGCCCCGCTTCACGCTCTAAGCGCGTCAGGGCTGTGGCAGTCAGGCCCGACCTCGACAAGCTCGCTCGTGCTGTACTAGATGGAATCTCAACTCAGAAAGAAGACATCAGACTCCTCTGTGATGACTCCCGAGTCGTGGAACTCTGCTGTCAGAAGTACTATGCTCTCACAGGGGAACGAACAGGCGTACAAATAGACGTTTACGACATCATAGATATGAAGTTGTGGCCCAAACCTGAAAAGGCCTGATTCGGTATCCATCCGGAGATCCATAGGGTATACTCTAGTATAACCTTTTAGGAGGTAGATGATGTCTTCCTTAGAAGACGAGTTCACAACAACACTAACTACTAATGCTTTAGAGCTTGAGCGTGTTCGTCGTATCGAGAAGGGCTTGAAGATCGCTCGACTTGAATTGATGGTAGAGGGCCGTGGAATGGGTCTTTCGTACCAAGCTATTGGTGACGCCCTTAATGTCACGAAAGCATACGTCCACCAACAGATCAAAGCAAAAGAGTCTTCCACCCCGGTTTCCGGTGGTGACGCCTTACAGCATCCTGAACTACAGGCTGACACCACCACCAATGGTGTCGTAGAACTTCCGAGAGACTAGTGGCAGAAGAACCCCAAGGGCGCGTTTACAACCGCAATGGGAAGCCCCTCTCTCAGGTTGAAGTAGAAACGATGATAGGCAACGACATCGAGCTACTAGAGAAAGCCACCAACGCCTACGAAGCGGCACTTGAGCGTGAAGCTCATACTGTTGCAAGATATAAGCGCGACTACGCTTCAGCATTCCTGAATGCAGCAGGTGCGAAATACATCAAGGAAGCAACCGCTGACCTTGAATGTGACACGCAACTCACAGAGCGTCTCGTCGTAGAAGCAGAAGTAAAGGCTCTACGAGAGCACTTATGGACGATTCGCACGCGACTCGAAGGGTTGCGTTCCTTAAACGCCAACATTAGGGTACAGGTCTGATGCCAATCTACGAATACCAATGTGAAACATGTGAATGTGTTTTCGATATAGACGTGTCGATGTCGGACCATTCAGACCCAGATGAATGCCCTGAGTGCGACGACGGTGAAGTCAAACGCTTATACCGTCACTTTGGGATTCAGTATAGGGGTATGGGGTTCTACACTACCGACACTGGTAGGTAGTGCTTACACGATGAACGAGACACCTTACGAGCGATCTGAGTAGTATCGGTCATCGCAGGGCATCTAACTTACAGTAGGCGCACTGCCCGCAACGGGGTAGTGGGTCGGTGACCTTAGTACATGGCAGAGGAATCCCGACCAACAGTTCAGCGTAAAGGTCGTAAACTGACAGCGCCCAAGACTGGGGAATGCCAGACGTTCCTTCTTCCGGCCCAGAGGTCTTAGCATTATTCCAAATGGCTTCTCTTAAAGCTTCGGGGATATCTTCCCTTATTCTACGAATGTTCTCGAGGCCGTCGTAGTTGCGTTTATCGTAGGCAGGATTGCGCTTTCGTGGAATCACTTCTTGAACCCGTCTTCCTCGTCATAAGACTTGATCCTGTAATCTAAATACTCCTGAATAGCGGATTGTAGCAGGGCTCCATGGTGGCGAAACAGCGAATATATCTTATATTCGTAACTGCACTGCCTGATCGAACCATCGACGTCTATGTCACGCTCCATTTAAGGTAACCCCAAGTAAACTACGCCCGGAGCATCAAGCCTGCGGAAATCCCCGTCCTTCACCCTTTTAGTGATGTATTCTTGGCCTTCTTGACAGTGAGCGAAGAAGTCACACCAACCACACAGGGTGTGAGGGGTTGCCTTAATTTCTGACAGGTCGCCATTTTTGGCTTTTTTGATCTTCCGTGCATCCGTGATTAGCTCGACTTTTGTTTCCTGAATGATGGATTCGTTGATCTTCACGGTGATAATACCGGGGGTTGTTCCCCCAAAAAACAACAGTTTGCCTTTCCTTACGGGTTTGCCTGTCATCTCGTCAACAGCTAGTGCGTACAACTTGATCTGGCGTTTCTTGTCACCAGCGAACCTGTTCGCAGGACGTTTCCCGGTCTTGTAATCGATCACTTCGATGCCGTCTCCAACCCGATCAAGGCGGTCAGCGTATCCGATGAAATGAACGCCTTCTTCGATGTCGAACTCTAGCTTCATCTCGTTGGAATCGACTTCGACTGACTTGGGGGATTCTATCTCCCATAGGCGACGAATGAGCTTCCACGACTCTTGACGAAATTCACGCTGTGCCTGATCTTCGAGTTCAAGACTTTGGAACTCTTCGTTGTTCTCAACAAGAAGATCCCACTCTGCGCGAGCTATCAGCTTCGTCGTATCCAAGTCTCGTTCTTCGGAATCGAGTTCGTAGAGGCCCTCTAGAACAGAGTGAACAAATGTTCCCCTGACAGCAGCCAAACTTGAAACACGTTCCACTTTATCAATGTAGTTAAATTTCCACTTAAGAGAACACTTTTCAAATGTGTCAAGCTGTGAGGCTGACACGCGAACAGGTTTAGTACCTTCCGGCTCTTCTTTAGTCGTTGATTCACTCATATACTATCTCCTGATTCGCATGCGCTTTGGTGGCAACCCTAATGCAGAACTTTCTTTCGATGCACCGTCTTCAAAGCGGTAGGGTTGAACGTGCGCCAACTCCTTCGGCCCTTGGGGTTGCGGTCTCCGCCCCACACAGTGATGTTCTTCACGTCGCCATTAGGTAGCAACGTTGCGTACTGGAAACGGAAACGGCCACGAACAGCTTTGAAAGAAACTTCGTCGCCTTTCACCAGCGCTCGCCCGTTAACCTCCACTGTCTCAACCATGATAGGCCCCTCATAGGGCACGTTCACCTGTTATCTCCTGACCCTCCGAGCTTACCTCGTTCCGCTCTATCTGATAGCTTCTCAAGATTACGAGTAGCCACATCAGATAGTGGCACGTTTAGCTCTGTGGCGATCTGGGCTGCGTACCATAGTACATCCCCGAGTTCGTCAACAAGACGCTGTTTTTTGTCGGCTGTGAGTATGCCGTCATCGTCTCGGAGTACCTTCTTCCAGACTTCAGCCACCTCCCCTGCCTCCCCATTAAGACCGAGTACCGGATAAGCTAGGTCTTCTTGCCCTTGCCCCGGATATTTAGCGGTAGCCTTAGCTGATTGCTGGTATGTATCAAAACTCATAATGTTCTCCGTTGACGTTCTTTAATCTTAGGTATTAACCTGAGAACCTCTCCCCAGAGGAGATGCCCTTGGGAGCAACTACCTGAGGTGGTGGTTTCCCAACGTCCGCAGATAGCGCTGCTAAATCCACACTCAGGGCCTCAATAACCTTATTGCCCTTAAGAATAGATTTATCTGAAAGGTCCGAAAGGGCCGAAAGGGCCTCTATGGCGTTGTCAAGTAGTTCTTTATCTGACATAGTACACCTTTTACCGATCTACGAATTTCGTTGTTCGCAAGAGTATACTACGTCGATCTTCGATAAGCCAATCGTGAGATCCCTCTAGGGCTTCCCCGTAGTTTCCCATCGGGTCGGCGTTTAGTTCGGGTTATTCGCCTTCTTCTAGGTCGCCAGCTAGCGCTGTAATATGCGGCATCGGGGCAACTTTGGACCTCACTACTTCACCACTTCCGATTGCGGCTGCGACCACGGCCAGAATGAGTGGTGTGGGCAAGCCTTCGACGTAGTGACTAGCGAGGGCGAGGAGCGCCACTGCTAGGGTGTAGATGCGAACCGGTTCGTTTTTGAGCTTATTGATCATGCTGGGCCTTTAGGGTATTGGTGCATCTACATCAAGATACAGGAATGTTTGGTCCGGCTGAAAATGGGTTGATGCTGTAGCCGACTTAAGGGCGTTGACGTCATAGACCACGTCGTTTCGTAGCTGGTACAGAACGCCGGTGTGTATGTCATCAGGAATAATCTGGGCGCTATTAGTGTCCGTTTGGCATCCCGGCTCTAATATAGTCGATCCATATATCTGGACTTGCCCTATTGCAAACGAGATAGCGGGCTGTTCTTCGATATCATCAAAGACACTGTATTGTCCGTGAACATCAATCCAACGGTTCACGATAGCGTCCCTAGTGCCGTCATTGCAGAAGTCTTGTGACCATATGACGGGCTGTCCCTTTCGGATGACCGGTACGCCCGAGGATGTATACTCTTCAGTCAGTATTGGTGTGCGGTCGCCCATCGTTATCTGACCCGCTGGCTCTACGAACATAGCAATGATGAACAGGGTCATGGCGATGGTTACTGCAAGCATAATGAAAATGAACGTGTTCAATACACGGTATCGTCTGTGCCCGTGGCTGGCAATCATTATATACTCCCTGTGGAGACCAGAATAAGGCCCATCAGTGACGCTAGGACACTTAGCAGGATTGCTCCTGCCATGCCGTAAACGATCTTCTGAACGGGCGTAAACTGGAATAGGTGTGTATAGTCGTCGAACTTTGCATCCACGTCGTGAATGTCGTCGCTGAGTGCGTCTAGACGTGCCTCTATGCGTCCGAGCTGGGCTGCCTGCGCTCGATCGTATTCAGAGTTACCGCTGTTCATTATACGTTGTCTCCCGTGCGGAAGTCTTCTAGGATGTGCAGTACGCCGATATAGCCAATTACGCCACTCTTGCTCATGATAGGGTACGCTGCACTGCGAAAGGTTAAGCGAATCGACCCATCGCGGTTTACCACCCTAATGCCGTGCCACTCGGCTTTCTCACCTGCAGAAAACGCCGCGTCATATTTGACGTTCAGTTGGGGTAGGTCGTCAGGGTGAATAAAGTTTTCCCACCCTCGTCCCGGCTCACCAAATTTATTCGGGCCGAGTAGCTCAAACTCTTCAGCCCCGAATATGTCGCACCCGGCACGGTTCACAAATATAGTGCGTTGATCAGGGTCCGATTCCATGATCGCTGATTCGACCTCATCTAGGTATAGTCGCTGTTTACTCTGGGCAGCTTCACTTCCCTCTTCTATACCTATCACCCGTGAGAACAGCGCAGGGTTCGTACCGTTCGGCCCGAGGTGGTAGCGAGTGTAACGGTCAAGATTGTCGAGCTGGGTCGCTAAAGCTGAGTCGTCGACGGCACCACGGACGCTGTCATGGAACGGGACCAGAAACAGTCTGCGAAACTGTCGCTGAACTGGCGGTAATTGGAGCAGGGTGAAGAGGGCGACAACCAGCCCTACGAAAGCCGCAGCGAATATAACTACACTCATCGGAGTGACGCCCATGTGCGAGGATCGGCAATGTCATCAGAGTGTACTGCTAGCTCTAATTTAAGATTTAGACAACGCATAGTAGTGTATACTGATCCTATCGGGTCAAGTGAGGTATAACCAACAAGAGTTATTTTACCACACTAGACAGCTTGCAAAGAGAACACATCTCTCCACTGTTGGCTCACCTTAAGTCGGAGCCCAGTCCTCATCAACGCGGTCCTTCCACCATAGGTCATCTGACCTACAACGATCACACGGATAAACTGTGCCGTCAGGCTTCTCGACCCATCCATCGGCACACTTACATGCTCGAAAAAACTCCTCTTTCGGTGTACCTTTACCAATCCACCACTTCAAATAGTTGGCAGCGAGTAGGTAAGAGATGGCTGGAGGATCTTCTTCTGGAAGAAAGTTGCCATAAATAAAGTTTGCTGCTTTTGCCTGACCTTCCGGGGATATCTCGGCAAGTTGATCTAGGTAGGTTTCTATCCTACGAAGCTCTTCTTCTATTGAGAATTTACGAAACACGCCTATCCCTTCCGGGGATGATTCTCGTAACAGACCCTCCGAAGAGGCGTGAGATTACACGCTCGGAGATATTATCTGTGTACTCTTCTTCGATCAAGTTGGTGGTCACGATAGTTGGAAGCTGCCATTGCCAGCGGTAGTCTACGATAATGAATAGGCGTTCCTCCACCCATTCCGTCGTGCGTTCTGAACCAAGGTCGTCTAAACAAAGAACGTCACAAGTCTTGACGCTTTCAAGGATGGCACGCGCCTGATCTTGCTGTCTCATGTCGTCGAACAGCTCGAGAATGTTCCACATCTTGACTTTATGGCCTCGGATGTAGAGTTCTCTGCCGATAGCGTATGAGAGGGCGGTTTTGCCTGTTCCTGTTGGTCCAGCTAGAACTAGGTTCTTTTTCTTTGAGAAGCCGTCAGCGATCCATTCGTTGCCGATGACTTGTAGTTCTTTCCGCATATTAGCAAGCTTCTCTGGCTTGTGAATCGGGGGAACTCTATCTTCCCACTTTTCGTCGCGGGAAATGCGAACGGATGCATTTCGACGTTTAAGAGATTCTGCAGCGGCTTCGCGTGAAATCTCAACGTCTTCGTCGGTAACCTCAGGCTCCTCCGATGACATTTCAGCAAGGCGTTTGATGCGATCGCGCACCCTCTGCTTTTCTTCTTCGAGTTTTTCTTCATCCATCTGGCCCATCATGTTACACTACGGATCTTCGGATGGTACACTCGGGGGATGGAAGAGGTCTTTCGTGATGGCGAGTACTATGTTGAGGGCAGTAGCCGTCGCAAGTATGTAGAACGCCCTTGTGGGAAGAGCCATTCTTTGAAGCTTATTTGTCGAGGGTGTGTTAGTGCTCGCGATTTAGCTGCACGTAATCGTGCTCAGAATCCTATCATCCCTCATCTTCGGGACTGGGTTTTCAACCGTGACGGGTGGAAGTGTGTCCATTGCGCTTCTCCTGACGACCTGACTGCCGACCATATTATTCCCGTGATACAAGGTGGGCGCACTGATCCTGACAATTTGCAGACTTTGTGTCGTCCTTGCAATTCTAGTAAGGGTTCGCGAACGTAGATCGGTAATGTACGCTTGGCGCATGGAAGCAGAAGAAGATCTATATGTCGATGATGATACCGAGGATCTGGCCGTAGACCATATCCGACCAGCCTCGTTGGGTGGAAGCTCCCATGAGGGAAACCTACAGATACTCTGTAAGAGTTGCAATTCAGCAAAGAAAGATCGATTCGCATGAGCATACAGGCAATGAACTACGTCTGGGAGCACTCCCAGTACACAGGAACGAAAAAGCTGATCCATATTGCCATAGCAGATGTCGTCAACGACATGCATAACAACGAGTTCTTCATGACCAACGATAACCTTGCTGAGAAGGCATCCTGCACGCGCACCTACGCTAATCAGGTTCTCAAAGAGATGGTCGAGGACGGATTGCTGGAACTGGTAGGCAAAAGGGGTGTTGTGGTTTCCTATAAGTTCCTGTTTAAGGGTGTCAACTCTGTGAACACTAACTGTTCAGAAATTGAACAGTTGACTGTTAACTCTGGCGATGGAGGTGTTAACTCTGTGAACACAGAACCCAAAGTAACAAAAGATGGGAACCCAAAGCTAACTAAAGATACGTCCATAAACCCTGAGGTGCAAGAGGTGTGGGATGCGTATATTGCTACAGTTGAAGAAGTTGAGGGCAAGAAATCCCGGATGAAGTTTACGGACAAGCGGAAAAAGAAGATAACACGCTGGCTAAAGGATTATTCGGTTGAAGAACTCACTCTTGCTGTTACAGGCTGGAGATACAGCGCTTGGCATTGTGGTGACAACCCTCAAAGCACCACTTACTACGAGCTTACGTCGATTCTTGCTGAGGAAGACAGGATTGACAAGCACATCGGCAGGCATGATGAAAAGCAAATCGAGGCTTACCACAAACAAATGAATGCCAACCGGACCATAACCGACAAATGGGGACAATCACAAACGAAGACAACAAGTGATATCCTAACCGTTGACGATACGAAAGATTGGGATGACTGACATCGATCCAGCAATAATCCAAATGTATCGAGAAAACGCTACCATCATAGTAGACGTCACCAAAGTAGGAGTGTTCAAATGGAACGCAAGAGTATACGATGACTTTGGATTCTTTGACGTCTCAACTACAGTCCATTCTAAGAAAGCTGCTAAGGCGTTCGTTGTTGATCGTCTTGCAGAAGTTGAAGAAACTCTTGGCGGGAGCCTTGATGGCTGAGCAAGGAGAAGGCGTCGGAATTGGCGTAGCACAAGTGAAGCACGCCCTGATTGCCAGCCTTAGTGTTGTTGGCTCGAAAGAGGATCAGAAACTTCTCGTTTCGTTCATGTCAGGAGAAGGAGAAATCGTCAACGATTATGGGGAAACATTAGACCCCCTACTTTTCACTTTAGAGATCCTTCCCCATACAGATCGCGGTATCCATGAGATGACAGACATGCTCACAGCATGGAAGAACTCGGATACGCCACTTGACGTAACGGTTAGAGAAGATTCAGCCATCTTCTATTCACCGGAGGAACAACGCGTTATCAGGATCTCTTTCTGAATGCGGAAACATGGCTTTACAGGTATTCTGGAGGATATAATGAGTGCTGAAAAACTTAGGCAAGCTATTGCGTGGATCGTACTAGCTGGCTTTGTCCTATTCTCCACCATCGCTGGATTTTATTACGGGGTAGGAATTGGGTTTGCTGTACTTGGTATCACCTGCGGAATAACCGCCCTACTGGTAGGTAACGATAACTGATGGCATGGAATGCAAAGAGACTACAAGATGTAGCCAAACCTGCCGAGAAGGCAGTTGTTCGAGGCTCCCATCGCACCACAGGCTCACAGGTAGCCTACAATGAAGCTTGGGGCAACGAACGTGCCATGGCCGACGCCTTCCAGCGCATCACATGGGTTTATCGAGCGGTAGACGCTATAGCTTCAAACGCTGCACGCCTTCCGATCGTTTTGCGTGAAGGAGATCCTTACGACGGTGAAAAGGTTGAAGACTTTGGGCTGTACAAGCTCTTGAACTCAACCCCGAATGAAGGTGAGGACTCGGTTGCATTTCGTTACCGTTTGAGCGCCCAGCTTCTACTATCCGATAAAGGTTCCTTTATCGAGATTACGCGTACGCGTGGTGGCGAGATTCTTGCACTCACTCTTCTGCCACCAGAAGCAATGACGATCATCCCTGACACCAAAAAGTTTATCAGCGGATATGAACTTGATGTCGACATCATAGTCGACGGTCGGACACAGAGGATTCATAAGGAATACAAGCCAGAAGATATTATATGGATTCGTAAGCCCCACCCGTTCAACCCGTATGGAGCCATCACTCCACTCAGTGCTGCCGGTGTTGCGATCGAATCCGACTGGTACGCCAAAATGTACAACCGTAACTTCCTCCTCAACGACGGTCGCCCCGGTGGTCTCGTTGTCGTCAAGGGAGACATGGCAGAGGAAGACAAGGATGAACTTCGCGCAAAGTTTGGTGGAAACATCTCTCGTGCCGGTCGTATAGCAGTTATTGCATCTGAGCAGGGAGCGGACTTCGTTGATACTGCTGTGACTCCTAGGGACGCCCAGTACATCGATGGTCGCAAGATCAATAAGGACGAGATCCTCATGGCGTTTGGTGTGCCTGAGTCTGTACTTGCAAACGCTTCAGGCCGGACATTCGACAACGCAGAAATGGAGCGCCACGTTTTCTGGATGGAGACCATGATTCCTCATATGGATCTCATCACTCGCCCCCTAGATGCACTTGACCCGGATGACACCACTTTCATTTCTTACGACTTGAGTAGAGTTGACGTCCTCCAACGCATGGAGATGAAGCGCCGCGAGTACGTTCTTCGCGAATACGACGGTGGCACTATTTCGGTTGACGAATATCGGGAAGCAACAGGTAGGGTTCCCGTTGAGACTGGTCGTAGCAGGATGCTATGGGTGTCCAAGAGTAAAACTCCGGTCACCACCACTGATGGGGAAACCCCCGAAGAGGTTGGGATAATTGAAGACCCTTCCGTGCGGCCCGGTCGCCCGACCTCAGATGCCGTGACAGAAGAGCCGGAAGACGAACCGGGCGAACGTGAAGACGAACGCCTAACTCCGTTGGACGACACAGAGACCACACCTGCCGGTCAAGCGACAGCTTCTCCGGAAATTCAGACGAAAGAAGGAACGGTCACCGAAGAGGGCCGTCAGGACTTTTGGGCTGAGGTATCTGTGTCTGCAGCTCGTCGTTTAACTGAACGCTCTGGTAGAGTTGTTAGCGAGAAGGCGAACGGCCACAAATTCCGTAAAGCATTTTTCGACACAGAAAAGAACTTGGATGAAGTTGTTGACGCCATCTTTGATGAGTCCGTTTGGAATAAGCAGTTCTTCGAAGATTTCCGCCCTCTAGCCAAGAGCATGGTTCACGAGGCTACGGGTAGAGAGATTGACCTAGAGACGATCAGTATTGTAGCTATCCCCAGTAAGATTCGTTCAGCGGTGTCTGACATCGTTGGGGATGAGCGTTCGCTGGAGAAGCCAAACATGCAGTATCTCGGTGGTCGCATCGAGCAATCAATAAAGGATATTGCGGATGATCCACAGGTTCAAACAGATCTTCTGGGCTTCGTGCGGAATTATCTAGTAGAGTAGACTAACCCCCCTTTGTATTGTATAGTACAAGAGTCGGGGGAAATCGGCATTAGTGCTAGTATGTTCTTTATGGAAACCCCTAAGTTCATAAAGAAGCTGCGTCGGGGCAAGGATAAGTCCATTAAGCCCGCAAAAGACAAAGCTCTACGTCTCACAAAGGACAAGTCAGTATGACCACTTCTACCACCACCCCGGCCCTCGTTCATAAATCTCTTGGCGTGGAGGGTTGCAAAGTTCTTGATGCCTCTGAAGGTATTGTAGAAGCTTATGTTTCAGGTATAGGCAACAAGGATTCCGGTGGTGACATCATTGTCCCCGGTGCCTTTGATACATGGCTTCCACTTCGCAAGCCAAAGGGTGTCTGGTCCCACGATTGGGACAAGCCTGTTAGCAAGACGCTGGAGATTTACGAAGTATTAGCAGATGATCCTCGGCTACCTTTGAAGTTGCAATTGAATAACATTGGCGGTTTGTACGTAAAAACCCAGTTCAATATGAACACGCAGCTTGGCAGGGATGCATTCGAGACCGTGCGGTTCTATGGTGACGAAGCAGAGTGGAGCATCGGTTATCAGGTCCACGATCAAGAGTTTGACAAGAAGTTGGGCGCTATGATCTTGAAGGAGATCGAACTCTACGAGTATTCTCCTGTGCTGTTCGGTATGAACGCACTCACGGCAACCGTTTCAGTTAAGGTCCACCAGTTGGAAGACGGAGAGCTTGAGTACGATGTTAAGGGTCTTAATGACCTAGAGTCAAGGGCTGTATCTGCGGCCCTTAAAGTTATCTTGGAAGAGAAGCAGATCACTGTTGATCCACAAGAAGGCGACAAGGAGCCAGAAGTGAGTTTAGGCGAGAAAGTTTCCGACGAGGAAATTGAAGTTTCCACAGACGAAGAGATAGAAGAGAAAACCGTTACTCAAGAGGAGAGTGAAGACGTGAGCGATTCACAAGAAGAGACAAGTGCAAAGACTGACGAAGTCGAGGCTGACGCTAAGGCAGAGGAAGTCGAAGAAGAAGAAGTTAAAGTCGAAGAAGAAGACGACGATGAAGTCAAAGTCGATGAAGTCAAAGTCGATGAAGATGAAGAATATGAAGACGACGAAGATGAAGAAGATGAAGACGAAGACGACGAAGATGAAGAAGAAGATGACGAAAAAGCTTTGGTTTCCGAGATCACTAAAGCCGTGATTGAGAACATCATGGGTGGCCTCCAGTCGGTACTCGCCAAGGAAGAAGATTCTGAGGTTGAGATTAAAGAAGAGGATTCTGAGGCTGAGGTCAAAGAAGAGGATTCTGAGGCTGAGGTTAAAGAAGAAGATTCTGAGGCTGAGGTCAAGGAAGAGGATTCTGAGGCTGAGGTCAAGGAAGAAGATTCTGAGGCTGAGGTTAAAGAAGAGGATTCTGAGGCTGAGGTCAAGGAAGAGGATTCTGAGGCTGAGGTCAAGGAAGAGGATTCTGAGGCTGAGGTCAAGGAAGAAGATTCTGAGGCTGAGGTTAAAGAAGAAGATTCTGAGGTAGACGAAAAGGATGACGAAGTAGAGGTCGAGGAGAAGACCGACACCGAGGATTCCAGCGAGGATGCAGAAGAGAAGTCCGAGGAAGTCGAAGCTAAGGAAGAAGATTCCGAGGTAGAGGCGAAGGAAGATGAAGTTGACGAAGACTCCGAAGAGAAGTCCGTAGAGGACGAGAACTCGGACGAGAAGTCAGACGACATCTCTGATATGGATTTCCTTAAAGGACTTGCAGAGTTTGACGAAATGCTGTCAGATACCCTGTAAGATTACTCCTATTTGAATCATTGAGATGGCCCCCTTCGGGGGGCTTTCTCGCGAGGGGCGTAATACGAAGTTCGGCTATGGCTAGGCTCTTTGGTAAAGTAGGGTTACTTCACCTCAGGGGCAGTCTTACGGTGCTTACTGTGACGCTTGAGTAAGAAGTATCACCAACAGTCCATCTACAAGGAGATACAACATGGCTGATTCACAGGCTGCCGATCGCGTTAAAGAGCTAAATACAGCTCTCGCTGCGAAGGTAGCATCCAACAAGGAGATTGCCGACAGCTTCGAAGTCGACGCTGCAGGTACTGTCCATGTCGAAGAGGGCCATAAGTCGGCTTTCGACGGCAACATGAAAGCGATTCGCGAGATTCGTGGACTATTGTCCGACCTCACTGAGCAATCCGATGCTGAGAAGTATCTGGATCAGCCAGAGGCACCCAGCGCAGGCTTTGCCGGTGCAGGTACCAAGAGTGCCGGATCACTTGGCACTCAGTTCTTGAACTCACCTGAGTTCAAAGAGCTTCAGGGCGGTAAGAACGGTGCTACCATGCGTACCCCGTTCGAACTCAAGCAAGCAAACATCGGTTCGATGTGGCGTCAAAAAGACGTTTACACTGATCTTCCTTCAGGAACTCCCGCTTCCTTTGGTGACGTTCAGCGTGATCCTATCGTTGAGAGAGCACACCGTCAAACGCGTGTTCGCGATTTGTTCCCTGTACAGACTACGACTGCTGGAGTTATTGAATACTTCCGTGTGTCGGGCTTCACCAACAACGCTTCCCCAACACCTGAACGGTCTGGCGGAGCCTTTGGAACAAAGCCTCAGTCTACTCTAGCCTTTGAAGGTCATCAGTCACCAGTGCGTACAATCGCTCACTGGGAAGCAGCCCACCGCAACGTTCTTGCCGACGAGCCACAACTTCGTGGAATCATCGACAATGAGCTTCTTTACGGCCTGCGTCTTGCTGAGGATGATCAGATCTTGAACGGTGCTGGCACCGGCGAGGATCTGGAAGGTATTCTGAATACCACTGGCGTTCAGTCCTACTCATGGTCCGCAGGTGCTACCACTCCGGTAGCGGACAACAAGGCTGACGCACTTCGTCGTGCGGCAACTCTTGCTTTCCTTGCCTACTACCAGCCAACCGGCGTGGTTCTCCACCCGAATGACTGGGAAGACATCGAGCTTACGAAGTCTGCAACTGAGGGACAGTACCTCATGGCAGTTTCGATTGCTCTTGGTGGCGAGCCTCAGGTCTGGCGTATGCCAGTAGTTGACACCCCAGCGATTACTGAGGGTACTGCACTTCTTGGTGCATTCGGTCTTGGAGCACAGCTCTATGACAGTGAGTCAGCAAATGTACGTGTTGCAGAACAGCATAGCGATTTCTTCATTCGCAACGCTGTAGTAGTGCTTGCAGAAGAGCGTCTAGCGATGGCCGTAAAACGTCCGGAAAGCTTCGTCGAAGTAACATTCGATGCCGCACCGTCGTAAAAAGCCAACGTTTGGATAACAGTCCGGTTTATCTGGACGACGTTCAAGCTTCTGAGAGAGGGAGGGCTTCGGCCCTCTCTCTTTCTGTTTTCGGAGAATGGTAGTGTAGTATTTGTTCATGCGAAGTAGAAGGAACTCTCATGGATAAAGGTAGCTTGATGGGGTTATTGCGTCAGCAAGCATGGAAGGCTGATGCGTCATGCATGGGTCAAACGGATTTGTTTTATCCAGACCCACTTCACCCCGACCTTGAAGAGATCCTTGACGTAACAAAAGAGATTTGCAAGTCCTGCCCAGTAAAGGTTGAATGCGGTAAACATGCTGACGGTCGACCTGAAGAGTTTGGGGTTTGGGCTGGTAAATGGAGAGAGGCGGATTACCAGTGAACAAGAAAAAGATTTATAAAGCAATGACTGCTGAAGAGTATCATGCTTCTCGTGATCCCGAGGTTGAACTCATTAAGGCTAAAATTGCCGCACAGGAGAGCGAAGCTGAGCGTCAAAAGCGTGAGTACATCGAAGCTCGTGCCCGTGAGAGGGCGCAGTCCTGATGAGCTTTTATGAAGACGTGGGCGACGAGATTGAATTTGCGGAGAATGTTGACGTGTGTCTTGTTTGTGGTACTTCTGGGGGCAACTGCAAGGGGTCAAGCGACGAACATGACATGATTCAGTTCTTGCCTGAAGCGCCAGACTATGATCCATATGCGACGTGGACCCTTGATCGTGACATTTATGAAGAGACCCAAGTGGGCACGCGCAAAGTAACCAAGCTTAAATATAAGAAGGGTACACGTATCCGCCCTGAGGTTGCTAAAGAACTCGGGTTGTTTGACTGATGAAAATAGGTTTCCTGTCTGCTGACTGGGGTATTGCCAACGAGCAAGAAGCTATGGGAGACGAGAAAGCTCCTAGGCTCCTCATGCCCGGTGGTGCCAATTGGTACAGAACGTATCTTCCCGCCTACGAACTAGAGCGCAACGGCTACGAGGTTGTTGTCTCTGAACAGGTTGCGATTGATGCAAGTGGTGATGGGTTGATTCTTTGCGACTGGAAGGACAAGCAGGATCACTTGTGCGACATCATCGTGATGCAGCGCGTTATGCACGACTTCAGTCTAGAGCTTGTGGAAGCCGCTCATAGGGCTGGGCAGATTATAGTTAATGATGTCGATGATTGGTATTGGGGCTTACATCCAAGCAACAGCGCCTATAAGACGACAGACCCTCGAGAAGACCCGAACTGCAATCGAGACATTTACAAGAAAGTCCTGATGGCCTCTGATGCGGTCACGGTGTCCACTCCGTTTCTGCGAGATAAGATCCTCTCGTGGAATCCGAACACACATCTAGTTCGCAACGCAATCGACTTGGACAGATGGAGGGTGTTCCCTCAAAGGGAGAATCCAGTTGTCGGGTGGGTTGGCGCTACCTCTCACCGTAGTGGCGATCTAGAGACATTGAAAGGTATCGTACAGCCGTACATAGAACGTCATGACTTGGCGTTCCACCACTCTGGTTGGAGGAAGGGTTACCCTCATGCATGTGAGATGATGAACGTGGAAGTAGAGCGATCCACTACTACTCCGATGAGCCCGATCTACAACTACCCTGAGGCGTTTTCCCACATGGATATCTCCTTGGTCCCACTGAATACGCTTGACTTTAACAGCGCAAAAAGTGCAATTAAGGGGATTGAGTCTGCTGCTGCGGGTAGACCATTTATAGCTCAAGCTTCCCCTGAGTATCGTTGGCTCCAAGAAACCTACGGAATTGGCAGAGTTGCCAAAAAGCCTCGTCAGTGGGTTAGCCATCTAGAGGAACTATACCCGCTTGAAGTGCGGGCTGAAGAAGCTGCCAGAAACCGTGAACTCCTTGCTCCGCTTGATATAGCGGTCAAATGGAAGGACTGGGAAGAGGTCTACGGTTCCCTCCTCTGACTGATGGTGTAAAATCGAAGGATGGCAGCAGGTAAATATAATTTTCTTTGTGAACAGGGCGCTACCTTTAATCCGACTATTACTTGGACTGACGAAGCCGGGGATGCCGTTAGTCTAGTCGGCTACACTGCACGAATGCAGGTCCGAGCGACCATTGACGCTAGTACACAGTTGATCGAGTTGACCACGGAGAACAGTAGGATAACGCTTGGTGGGCTTGCTGGCACAATCGAGTTACTATTGTCGTGCGACGAAACGGCAGCGCTTGCTGACGGGACTTTCAAATACGACTTAGAGCTTGAAAGTCCGGGGGACGTCTGTACTAGACTACTCAAGGGAAATTTCAAGGTTGACCCCGAGGTCACCCGATAAAGCCATACCATATGACCTGCGGGCTATACTTGGGACACACGAACACTTGATCGAACTAAGGGGTAACAGGAATGGCTAACGCACTTTACGACTATGGCAGGGAAGGCCATCTGGCGGGAGATATCGACTGGGATGCTAACAACATCAAAGCTGTCCTTGTGGATACTGGCACTTATACGGTCAACCTTGCAACGCATCAGCATCACGATGACCTTACTGGCATTGTAGCGACTTCAGCGAATATGGCATCAAAGACTGTTACTGCCGGGGTGGCTGACGCAGCCGACCTCACTTTCACAGCCGTGTCAGGCTCTTCAGTTGAAGCGATCGTCATTTATGCAGACTCTGGGGTTTCTTCAACTTCAAGGCTTATTGCTTACATCGACACGGGTACCGGTCTTCCGGTTACTCCAAACGGTGGCGACATAACTATTGCTTGGAGCGACGGAGCAAGCAAGATTTACAAGCTGTAAGGAGGCTCCAAATGGGCTTCCTTGAGCGCGAGGTTTCCACCTCTGCTCTAATCATGTGGAGGGCATCCACATGACCACGTCAAAGTTCACAGCAGTCCACGTTGACGGCTATGGACTGAGGGGCAATTCCCCCCTTTTCAACGATTCGGCTGCCACGATAATTGCGCGCAACCATTCGGCTGCGAACGCTAAAGGGTATGCATTTTTCAAGTTTGCAGTTTCGGGCATTGAGCCCGGTGCAACAATTGATGCTGCCGCCATTCGCCTGACCGGACAAAATGGTTCAAACAGTCTAGGTGGTGGCAGCGATATCAAGATTTCGGTGCAGGACGACATCACCGATTTCACTATCTCCAATACAGCTACGACGCGCCCCGTCTACTTTCTTGAAACCAGCGTCACCCTAACCTCAGATGGAGTGAACGACTACGTTTACTTCGATGATTCCTACTCAACTTACACGGATGGAACGGGGCCGGTAACTGGCGGTGCCTCCGTCGGAAGCAGCGCCGACTTTTGGTCACCAGATATAGGGTCGCTCCTTCAAGATCTCGTTGACGACCCATCGTGGACCACAGGAACCCATTACATCACCATCTGGATTTGGGGACAAACTACAGCCAGTGCCGGTGTGTTCACTGTCTACTCAAGTGAGAACGTTTCAGGCGAACCAGACCCGTACCTGTACATTGATCACACCCCCCCCGTCTTCCCTGACTCTATTGGGTCTGCTGAGGACGTCCCTTCTCTCGCGTGGATAAATACCCTCGAAGGAAGCTACTCGACTGCGACCCCGGACTACTACGACGCTACCCAAAACGGAATCGGGGCAGTATCTGACAACGACTTCACTCTGCGCTGTAACGCTAGCACTACCGCTGGTAGCGAAGACTATTTCCAAGTAAAGATTCCTACCATTCCTTGGGCGGAAACGCTGACTGGGTTCACTTACCGTAGCAATATGCAAACTGCGGGAACTACTACTATAGATGGTAATCTGGCAGTAGTTAAAACTGGCTTAGGAACGATTACCGATGGAGTCGTCGATGGTATCTCTGACCTGTACGACGCTTTCATTGTTGGCGGGGGAACTCCTGTAGCATGGACTGTTACTGCCGCCAAGGGCAGCACTGCAGAGACGCCGGACCTCTCTGATCTAGCGAATGATATTTTGCAAGACGTTGGCTACGACCCTTTGACGGACACTCTCTCAATTATTTTCAAGGGGTCTAACAGTGTTGATGAGGTAGCCTCACTGTACAATGCCACGAATGGGTCCGGCTATGTCCCCAAACCTCTTTTCGATTGGGCACCACTCCACCGAGTGAAAGCAGTGGACAGCGTTAGCTCCAGTGAGAGCGTGGGTAGCCCCGAGATAACTTTCTTTGATACAGGGATCTTGCGAGACCTAGGAGATAGGTCTGGGGTGTACGCGTCTCCCGTCCTAAACGGAAACCTTGGGTGGGATGTTTCATCTGTTGCGACGTCGAGTAACCAAATCGACAAGTTGATGGACAAGGACTTTGCGTCACCAAGTGCCACTTCGTACTTTAAGACCGACAACACCGCTAATAGCTGGTTCTCACTTGATTTTGGTGTTGCAGTTCAAGTCGATGCTTACACCATCATGCCTTCGAACGAAGGCTACTTACTTCGAAACTGGAAACTGCAGGGGTCGAGCGACAATTCTATTTGGACTGATGTCGATATTAGAATCAGCGACAGTGAAATTGCAACGACTTCTGACCTTGGTCATTTTGTTTGCTCCGAAAGTGGAGATGTCGGATATTATCGGTACTACAGGCTGCTTCAGGACGGACTGAACGCTGACGCCGATAACGTTCTTGCGATTGAGCAGATAGAATTTAATGGGGACCATCCGGGCTTCAGTGGGATCACACTGGATACGCTCCCCGAAAACTACGTCGCAAAGCAGAGCACTCTTGCTGATTACACGGATACGGGAGGTATTTTCTACGGTCTCGGTACGGGATTCGGGGCGAGTAGTTGGTCGAATCCGGTCGATAATGTTGAGGTTAGTTACTCCCAGTCCAGCGTTTTCTCAGGGCGAACGTTGAATCAGGTTTCAGATCATGCTTCGGCTACTTGGACGTCAGGTTCAGGCAACTCTCACTGGGGTAAATGGGACTTCGGTACAACCAACGAGGTGAACGTCAAAGGCATCGCCTTGAACTCTCACGCAACGCTCAACGAAGCTCTTCAGAATTTTGTGGTGGAGGGGTCAGACAACGACTCTGACTGGACGACACTAGTAACGGTTGGAACTAGAGATCCACTTGTCACTACGGAAGTTTTCTACTGGGCCGACGATATTGAAGATACGACGACATGGAGATACCTTCGCTATACCGTCACCATGAGTTCATCTCGCGCTCGTATAACTGAGCTTGACTTTTACGGGTTTGTGGGCGAACCTACTGCGGTTGTTTCCCCAGATTCTGTATCCTCTGGCGAGGACGTTAGCAATGTCACGATCACGGCAGGGGCTGTTACTGTTTCCCCAGATTCTGTCACCTCCGACGAGGATGTCAGTGAGCCCACAGTAACACTTGGGGCTGCTACTGTTTCCCCAGATTCTGTAACTTCTGACGAGGACGTTAGCGAGCCTACAGTAACGGCAGGGGCTGTTACTCTTTCCCCAGATTCTGTCACCTCCGACGAAGACGTCAATAACGTCACGATCACGGTTGGGGCCGTTACTCTTTCCCCAGATTCTGTATCTTCTGATGAAGATGTCAATGACGTCATAATAACGACTGGACCCGTTACTGTTTCCCCAGATTCCGTTCTGACTGACGAGGACGTT